CAACCCACCAGAGACTTCAATCGTTTGACCTGTAGGACTCGGGCCGTTGATGTCTTTCAAAGGAGTTGTAACAGATCCCCCAATAGGAGCCGCTAGAACAGCCGTATTTACTGTGCTGTCAATCTGACCTAGGTTGTGCCCCGGATGAGCTAGAAGCAGCGTCTGACCGCCCTGTGAGTCAAACATGGAGTCAAACTGCCAGAGGTTGTACTGGCTGGCTGTGAACTGACTGTCTACAGATGTAACCGAAACATTCCAACCTGATCCTGTACCACCAATACTTGCATTGCTGGAAGTTAGAACATCGCCGGATAGAAAGTAAGAGCCATTGCTGACAAAAGACAGGCCGGATACAGCATTAGCACTGACAGTGACATTAGCCACCGCTCCAGTTCCGTCTCCAGATGAGATAAGAGTGACGTTGGCATAAGAACCATTTGTATATCCAGAACCACCGTTGATCGTCCCAATCGTTACGATTGAGCCCCCAAACTCGAAGTCAACCAGCCCCGATCCCACTCCATTATTGTCCACGGTGAGGGTTTGGAGGCCAGACTCATGTCCAGAGAAAATCGTGTTGACTCCATCCTCTGAATTAACAAAGACTCCACGCGAAATGCCCGTGAGCTTGTTGGATATGGAGCGAAAGCCCAGAATCTTCCTCGGGCGTCCACGCTGGAATCTGACCCAACGTCCGTCTGAGTAGAAATTTTTGTCAAAGAAAGTCCCGTCCCGCTGAATCCCGGGCAAAGTATCTATGCTGAAAACCTTCTTTGTCATTAGAAAGTACCGCCAGCAATACCGCCAGTAAACGTACCAACACTAGCACTTACATTCCCTGTAAACGTCGCAGAGTTTGCTGTAATGCTTCCATTTATGGTCAGACCAGTAGCTGCCAGAGTGAATCGCAAGACTCCAAGAATGGCAATGTTGAACTGGCCTGCAGCAGCCCTGTAAACGCCTGTAGAGCCTTCTGATGCAAAGCTAAGAGAAGGAGAGCCTACGTTACCGTTACCTAGTGCAATCGTCGTAGAACCTGCCAAAACCGTGTTGGCGTTGAACAGGTTTACAGAGTCACAAACCAGAGTTGCCTGTTGACCTGCGGCAATAACAGCTGTGGCCCCAGAACCCGTCGTAACTGTAATCGTGTAGTCGTTAATACCACCCACAGTTTCATTGACGATGTAGTACACCTGAACTGTAGGAGGCACTACGATCGTCACGTTACCTGCAAGAGTCCCTGTGTACTTTTGAATGACGTTAGACGCCTCAGAAGAGGTTAGGGTAAAGGTTCCACCAGCAGCTACATCTTTAGTCAACTGTGTGTAGTTGAACAACGTAGACTTGCCAAGGCCAACAGTGTAAAAAGCCGTGCCCGAGCACACCACCATGCACGAATCGGTAGGCTGCAAAACGATGGAAGCTGATCCATTGATCAACGTACCGCCAGACGGAGAGAGAGTGAGTGCCCCCGTCCCGCCATTACGGATTTGCATGAACCAGTTGTTCCCTAACGTCGCAGTAGTATCAAACGTCAGTGTTCCAGCACCACCAGTCCAGACGTAAGTCTGGGCACGGAAAGCTGTTGTAGCTGTAATGTCAGTGCTGAATGTAGCTACAGGAGTTGATTGGTTTAGAGTTGTTGAGAGAGCAACAAGGCCATAGCCTGCCAAGGTAGCTGCGTCAGCAGAAGAAGAACCAACGCCAAAGGCAATATTGCCCCAAGTACCTTCATTGTCAGGGTTATCAGTAATGTAAATGTATTTTGACTCACCGCTGGCAACCGAAATAATAGTGTTGTTACCGCCAAAATCCATGACGGTAAACGCATTGGAACCTGTGTTACGGATTAGGGCATCGTTACCCACAGACGTCTGATCTGCAGGTGGCATGTAAAGAGCTAAGTTGGTCGCAGAAGCTGTGACCTCAAGAATCCTAGCCGTGTAGTTAGACGTAGCCGTACCATTGATAGGCCACTCAAGTTGAGTGTTCGCAGACAGAGTGACTTCTCTGTACGAAACGTCAGTGGGCTGTATGACAGTCCCAGTAAAAGGCGAGTTGTAGCTCATTTACGTGTCCAGAACAGTTGCCTGACGATCACCAATACGCTGCAAGTCTTCAGTCTTTAGAGTCTGTATGATCAGGTCATACTGGGCTTGCCACATCGGGATACGTTCATCGTTCCGCAAGAAGGGCATTGCCTGCAGTAAGGAGCCATACAAAAGAGCCTGTGGCGCGTACTGTGTGAACCAGTTGGTTTGGTTGGAAGAGTCAAGCGGCTGTACCCGCTCGTAGTAAAGGACTTCAAAGGTATAGTCAGTCGCTGGTGTAGGAGCAACCAACCAGTGCGTATAGTCGTAGTCTGAGTAATACTTGGGGATCCCAGTCTCAGTAGGATCAGGCCAGTATTCCCGCAGGTACTCATACTTCCTAAGGAACACAGGCTGCTTCTTACCGGCTACTGTGACGTTCATAGAGACAGTCTTGTGCCAACGTGCAGGTTTGTTGATGACAGGCTCATTTGCCGTCATCTGAGATTCCATCGGGAGTAAGTTGCCAAGGAACTTGATTTGGCTGGCAATGACCTGCTCAGCCAACATGATGAAGGTAGGAATCTTCGCCAGTGTCGCGGCATCAGTACGCTCAAGGTAGGACGAGATGTCCTCTACCAGTGAATCGTATGTCATTACAGCTGCTTGCGTCATTAACAGTTACCTTTCTTAGCCTTGGCGCCATGAATGTTGGCAACCAAAGAGGGATAAGGTGTGCCAGTCCTTTTGGCAAAGCTTTTCGCAGCTTTCTTCTGGTTTGGACTAAGCTTCTGAGGCTTCCCAAGCTTCTTGGGACGGGGTTTTTCCCATACTTCCTTCATTGTATGCCTCCATTATCTTAATGTAAATATTACATAAACAATTACTTGTCAGCCTTAGAGTCAAGCTTCTTGAAAATCTGCTTACAGATTTCTTTAATCTCATCTATGTCGCGGTGGTAATCCTCTTTTGTGACGTAAGTTTTCGGCATCTCACGGACATCCTTGTCCAGACGCTCAATAGCCTTAGTGATGTTGTTAAGAACCCAACCACCAAAGAAAGCTGCCAATCCGATAATGATGTTGAAAACCATCTGATCCATTCCATTCCTCTGTTAGTTACCCCTGCCGATAAGGCCGAGTTCCCTTTTTGTCAATAATCAATGCCATTTTTCTAGGCTTGGCGTCCCGAGTGTTGGGGATGCTGACATGCGTCCAACCCCCACCCTTCACAGGATCAGAAAACTCTCTAATTACTTGATCGAATGGCAACGAAGATGCAAGGATTTTCTTTACCACTTGGTCTGGCACCATCCCACTCACTCTAATATCCGCTGCCGTTCCATGACAGTGTTGGCTGGTTTTGGAGCCCTTTATAGCTGCGTTGACCTCAGGACTACGATAAGCTGAGTTCACGCTTATTGGCTTGCCTAAAAACGCCCTGAGAGCCTCTAAAAAGGCCGCCAGCCGCCTGAGATTCATCAGATGGTCGTTCTGCGGAGTGTTGTCCAGCCCGTTCCTTGCGGCGTAGTCGCTGACCGTCAGCTCCTCCAGCGTGAAGTTGGGCGAGAGCTTCATTTCTTCATCAACTCCTTGGTCTTTTCCTTACTGCTCTGGCTAGAACCAAAGAAGAAGTTCAGCATCGTTGACACTACCGTGCCCATGATGAAACCAAGAATTACATCAACAAACCGCACACTCTTCTCTGGAATATCCACCAGAGTGATGATCATGATGTAGCAAACTGCAAACGCTGACCAGAACCAAGCAAACTGGTACACGAACCGGCGCACCCACGGGTCAGCATTCTCCATCGCCTTCTCTTGCATATCCCGCGCATCCTGCGTGTTCTTTAGGTCAATCTCTGCCATGAACTCTGCGTGTTTCATCGCAGCCATTTGTAAATCTGCGAGCTTGGAATCGTCAAGTACGCCGTCCTCATTGGGAGTCAACTTAATCCCCAGTTTCTCCTCAACATGCTCGACACCCTTGTCCAGAACCGCATCTGCGACCTTCTGGAGTCCAGCGCCTGCAAGCTGCGACAGGATAGGAGCTAGTAACGGGATCATCGCTTTGACCTTTCTTCCATCAGCTTGATACGCACTTGCAGGTCATGCAAGTCTTTGTATATCTCTT